TGTTAACATCTTTTGATGTAATACTTTCAACTGATCTTCAGAGAAGTATGGTGAAACAAGTTCAAAGAATCTGCGGTTGGCATAAACCCTGGTAGCACAGCATAAGTTAAATGCATGATCTATAAACATTGAATCACTCCGGTGAACTTCCTGAGGATATAGCAATGATCCCAGCAACTTTTCAAAGTTGGCCTCGAAATGGGTGGGCCCAAATTTATACCCAAGAAATTGGATATAACGCCCGATACTCGATTTGTCTACGTTAATCGCTAGCCCGAAGGTATTGTAAAAGAGTCCTGCCAATCGTTCGATATCGACATCACACATCACACCAACTAGTGAATCATCGCCTAATACTTTATAGTAAGAGGGAGATAGAAGGTATTCTAAAGCAAGTGCGTTGCAAATGCTTCCCACTAATCCAGTGAAATACGAACCAGATGGTATACCACGATGTTTCTTGAAGACACGTTTTCCCAACCGGATGGGTGTGTCAACAAAGTATCTAACCATCATCTGCCAAAGATGTTCTAAGGTATAATCATCTGTTGGCCTCTCACGACCGGTACCATATCCGTCGTCGTGGTAGTAAGAGAAATCAAACATCCCTCTGAGAATACGGAAAGCGTCGAAAATTAGCCATGAAGGTATACTGGCATCGAACTGCTTGAAATCCAGACCTAAGAATATTCCACTCCATTCTGATAGAGCTTCCTTCATAGAACCAGTGCCATATTGGAAAGAAATACAATACGGTGTATCGTAAGTCTGAAACGCTTGAATGAGCGGTGCTGCAAACATGCGCTCGGCAAAGGTGGCATGTGCCGGATAATTCCAAACTAGTCTCGTCTTAGGGGTTGTCTTGGATAAACAAGCTTTTCCGAATCCGTTGCATGGGGTATACAACTTGTCCCAATGATATTTCATGTTGTGGATGTAAGATTTAATGCGGTTAGGGTCAACTTCTTGTTTCTGTGATAATCCTTCGTCGATGTAAGGTATCCCAGGAGAAGAGGTGGTTTTCTGGAACGTTT